TCACCTGTGCTGGTTACATCTAAATTGCCATTACTAAGCGTAGGCAGCGAGTAAGAAGGCGCTTTGTCTAACGGGTTGAGCGTCGCATAACAGCCAGTGATTTCTCCACCCGCTCCAGTGTCACTTGCTGTGTCGCCGTTGGTTGGGGTGTCTAACAGAGAGTCAGCATCTGGACCACCGGCAGGAACAGTCGCCGCAAATGCCATGTAGGCATAAGTCGACCCGCTGCCGTTCCAGTCTCCACCAGAGTTGGTAAGTTTGAAACCATTGGACAAAATTTCAAAAGCGCCGTTAGTTGCCTGAGCGTCTGCTGTGGATGGCTTTAAATAAGTATTGGTGCCAAGATCGTCACCAAATACAATCCAATCCGCCACTCCTGACGATTTTTTAATTATTACAAACGCAGGTTTAAATCCACAATCAATAGTGATATTACTGCCATTACCTGTGTAGCTAGAAATTTTTGAAAATCCGGCGACTTCAGACCACGCATAAGCCACGTAATCTGAACCAGATGTATTAACACCACTGCCAGGTCCAATACCAAGCACAGAAGATGTCATCCCATTGCCCCAAAGCGTGCCTGCTGAAAGTGCAGCATCTGTTGTATTTAAAATCAGTCGTTGAGTGCTTCCAATCGAATCATGGTAAACCTGCCAATTCGATGTACTTGAGCGTCTTTTAAAAAGCACTACCTTAGGGGCTGCATTCAAATTATGACCTACACTTTGATTGGAACTGCCGTTGCCGGTCCACGTCACCACGGAAAAGCCATACGAAGCGTTTGCCGACACCGAACTCGTAATTGTGCCGTCAGTGTTAGACGAAGCAGCGCCACCGGCCTTCCAGCACCAGGCTACAAACGTTTCTCCGTTTGCATTGTTTCCATTTTTGCTGCCAACACTAAACCCATTTGAGTTAAAAGAAGTAAGGCCATTTGTGTTCGTTACTTCCGCTCCAGTAGTGTCACTTGCTAAAAGTTTTGTTGCCCCACGGACCGCATCATAAAGATTATGTGACCTCGCTGCGCTGCGATCTTTAATCCAAACAAAATCTGGCTGGAACGCCAAACTTGAAATTGATTGTGTGCTGCCATTGCCCGTATAAGTAACAACGTCGAAGTTTTGCTTTGCTGTTAGGTTTGATGCAGCGCCAGCACTTAAGTTATTAACTGTGAAATTATTGCTGTTGCCACTTGTGTCCGTACCCAGAGCGGCGTTATTGCTATTGTCCGCAAAATCGAGGTGAAAGCCATTTACACCTGCGACACTATTCACTAATACAGTACCATCAATTTCAACCGCACGAATATTGCTTGCCTGTCCGCCAACATTAATTAGTTTTAATGAAGTCAGTGGTGATGTAAGGCTAGAAGTAACATCTTGCCAATCTCCGCCAGAAGCCCAAGTGTGCGAAGCACTAAGGTTTACACCATTTGCCAAGATATTTGTTCCGCTAGTTGCATTTTGCCCAGCATAAATTCGAATTTGACTTGTCCAAGACACAGAAGATGGTAAAACCAGTTCTGTAGATCCATTTGAGTCGCTAGGGTAAACAAGTGTACTTGTGCTTCCGTCAAAGACTTGTTGCCATCCTCCGCTTCCTGAACCGTTAGACGCAGTTCCAGTTACTGTACCGGCGCTATAGTCAACAGCACTTGTGTTATACGTCCCAGCGTATGCCTTCGGCACCCACAGGTTGTTGGTGTTAGTTTCCCCGAAATCTGTCGGCGCTAATGCTTGACCATCGATAAAATGTACGTCAGCTAAATATAAATTAGCGTAGTTTGAAGCGGCTGCGTGTTTGGAAATATAGTGAGCTACTGTGTTATTGATAGGGGTATCAATGTTCTGAGTAGGAGCAGAATAAGAAGAAAATGTTTGCTGGGCTCCATTAACATATAATTTAATTCTGTCGGCAGCAGTGGATAGTGTTGAGTCGTAAGCAAGAACTATATGGTAAAAACTAGACGGATCTCTAAATAAAGCGTTTGATGTAAAACTTCCATACCCGGCTGTTAAAGGATTTAACTTTAAAGTATTACCGTTAAACATAAATGAGCAGTGCCCACCACCGTCTGGGACAGAAAACAGGTAACTGTCATCAAATGCGCTTCGCTTCACCCACCCTGCCCATGTGAACGTCTTGCGATTACCCACAGCACTTGGGGTGCGATTTAAATAAGCCGAGTCTCCTGAGTTGAAACGCAAGCTTCTGGGAATAGCCGCACCAGCCGCACCACCACCAGCAGACTGACCGCTAGCGCCAGCAAGAACGTTAGAACCAATGACGCTCATGAGTAATTAGCGGTGAATACACAGTGAATTGAAGTTGAGCTGCGAACGACTAGATCTATACGATCCACAGCATCAGCAGCCGTACTTAATGTTGGTGCGGTGCCGCCAGCAAAGTCAAACTGCGATCCATACGTCAAAAGACGGCTACCCGTTGCATCCTGCACGATAAAGATTGATCCGCTTTGGCCTGCCGTCAAATTTGATGGATTAGCAAGTTCACAAGAACCTGTATTTGCCAAGGTCAACTGAAAATTATTAGCCGTTGCAAAGTCCAACGTCTTCGTCGTATCACCAGCTGCTACTGCAATCGCAGAAATAGTTCCCCGCTGTGCAGCCGTATAAGTTCGAGCTTGTGTTGTGACCTGCGTTTCAACTGGCGTTGTCAGCAGGTTTGTAACCGTAATTTTCTTTGTCGCATCAGCCGAAACGTCAACAACAGCAACAACGTCTGTCGCTGCGTCTGTTGTAGTTAGAGCCGCTAGCTCTGTGATCTTGACGTTGGCCATGAGATCCGATCAATACAGGGATTCTACGTCAACCAGCAATTAGGTCCAAGTGCTGATCGCAACTCGTTTCCAAGTGTTAGTCGCAGTGCAAACGTAGATGTAATCTGCATCCCATGCAATTTCACCCGCCACACCCGTTGCTGTAGCTGAAGCTGGGGTATGCGTTGGCAATACAGGTCGCACGCCAAGCGTCACATTCGCAGACGTGATTGCTGCTGCACTCGTCAACGTTCCAGCAATCTGAACCTTGAAATCAAGCTTGCCGTCTTCCTCAGTATCAGTCGGATCAACAATTGATCCTTCGATCACTGCATAGTTGACGGTGTTAGGCGTTCCAGCATCATCGTTGCCCTGGAAAATGACAGAGCTAAGAACATCAGCAGCAACGCCAGCCGCATTATTGCGGTGGTGATACAACACCACATCAGCAGCACTGACAGCAACAACTTCCTTTGACTCAAGGAATAACGCTGTATTGGCAACAGATTCCGTGATATGCAACGGATGCTGTGGAGCGATCTCCTTGATGCCAACGTTCTCGCCATCAATACGAAGACGAGTCGCAACCGTTCCAGCAACAGCGGTTTGCAGGTTTAGCCTGCCATCAGTTGATCCATGCGTGTTGTCTTTGATGTCCGCAAGGATTGCTGCATAATCATGAGCAATGTTGATGTCGCACTGACCGCGAAAGACGATGTTGCCAAGGCTGTCATCATTTGCAGCTGTTGCGCTGTTGCGATACAGCACCAAATCAGGTGCAGTGTCAGCGCCAGCATCGTTATTTTCAATGATGACCTGATCGGTCGTATCAGCACTGAACAGATGCAGTTGTGCTGCTGCCGTTCCAGTACCTAGCTGAAATCCTGCAGTCGTGACCTTGGCGACATACGTTCCAGCAGCCGTAAAACCTAGCTCGTTCGTACCGGCGTAATAAAGGCCAGTAGTGTTTGAACCGCTTTGAAAACTAACGACTGGTGCTGCAGCCGTTCCATCATTCAACGCATTATGCAGCGTTTTAAAACTGACCTTTTTGTTTCTGTCGGCGCTTAATGCCTCGTCAACATCAACAACAGGGAAAACATCCTCTGCTGCTGGTGCAGTCATCTCGGTGAGCTGCGAAATCTTGCGATCAGGCATTAGCCAGCCTCCAAGGTCTCAACCCGTGTTGTCAATGCAGCAATCTCAGCAAAAGCTTCCTGCAATGCAGCAGTTAAAAGCGGCACCAACTTGGATTGGTCAATGCCCTGATAAATAGGATCGCCGTTGCTATCAACTTCGTCTTTCGTACCAGTAACACATTCTGGAACGACAGTTGCAGCCTCGTGTGCCAGGAATCCATCAACTGTTGTGCCTGGAACGCTGATGAAGTTAAACCGCTTGGCTAACAGTTGGTTTAATCGTGCTTTTGCTCCAGTAAGAGCAACAACGTTTTGCTTCAAACGGTAGTCAGAGCTTGTGTTGTAAGCAGTGCTAGAGCCTGTAACTGAAATCGTTCCAACAGCAGTTGTTGCGTAGTGAAAGCCAACAATGTTGCCAGTTGATGTGTGGCGATTTAAACCAATACATTCACTAAAGTTGCCAACGTTGATTCGGCCACTATCGGTAAATTGAATGCCGGTAACGTTATTCAGCACCGGGTTGGTTGCTGTCTTCCACATCAACGATGGGCCGCCATTTGTGGTGTCAATTGTTCCGTTGTTATCGCCAATAAAAAGCCTGTAAGTGCCGCCAGTAGCAACTCCAAGCGTATTTGCTGCGTATTGGTAAAGCCCAGTATCGGTATCGCTGGTAAAACCAAAAGCAGGTGCTGTTGCTGTTCCGTTGCCAATCGTGATGCTGCTGGCCGTACCAAGCTCAAGGCCGCCATCAAGACCGCGAAGATCAATCCAAGCTGTATTTGCGCTGTTTCTAATCTTTAGTTTGTTGCTTGTAGTATCTGCCCAGAACTGATACGCAAATGTCGTAGCCGGTGTAGTTGCACCGCTATGGTTCGTAAAGACCGCAGCTAACTGCGTATTTAGATCTGCCCTGAATGCTGACCCACTAGCATTAGCGCAACTGCCATCGGCCTGAGCCATGAGAATCCAGGGTTAAGCGTCCTTTGTCCCGTATCCTACTGCAGCATATTGGAATTGACGATTTACCTGGCCGCCGCCAGAACTCCTGAAAGTAACTGTAAAACCTGTTGATGTTGGCGAGGTCATCGTATAGAAATCGCCAGTTTCCATGTCATACGGGGAAAGTGAGACGGCAACCCTGGTGTCATTGTCTACATAGAACGCATTGTCAAAATTCACCGTCCTAGGCCCATCCGTTCCAGAGGCAAGCACATTGCTGTTTTCTGTGCGTCGCTCAAACTGAATAGTTGCCCCAAGCTTGTCAACAATTGGAGTCTGGTCAGGATGCAATGCGTTTAGTTCAGCCTTGAACTGGAACTGCCTTGCGTTGAAGTTGCCGTTCTCCAAAGGAACCCACGCACCAAACGTAAGGTTTGACTCGTAATAGATCTTGTCGTCAGCAGTTGGCAAAGGAACCGCTGCATTTGGATCGTAATTGTCAAAATTATTCCAAGTGTCAATTGTCGCAGTGCGTTCGTCAATTGTATAGTCCACAGATGCGGGGACATTGCTTTCTAAATTGTCACCGTTTTGCGTAATTAAAATATCATCATTCTGCGTCAGCAAGATTTGGACAACACTAGCGTTTGCCTGGTTCGTCTGGATTATGTCGCCATTCTGAGTGATTAACTGGTCATCGTTCTCAGCAACAAGATTGTCAGGGACAATAACTTCTCCGCCAAACAGCAGATAGTTGTCGTCTTCAGTCAAGAAATAAGTGCCTGTGGTCTCTTCGTTTGTTGTACGAAAATAAACGTCAGCAGTTGTGTCATCAGCTAACGCACCATCAATGTCGCTCCACGTATCAAGTAAAGCTGTGCGGCTATCAACCGTGTCTGACGGGTACAACCCACGAGAAGTCAAGACACGCTTTAAATCAATGCTGTAAATACCGCCCAGGTCTAATACTTTTTGGAAATGGTAAACGCCAGAGGTGCCCCGCGTTCCAACAAAATCAACTGACGTTAGGTCGTCAAACGTGCCAGTAATTTCGTCAATCTTGCCATCACCGTCAAGAACCAGGCCGTCATACTCGCTGTCGTAATAAACGCCAAAACCCTCGCCCAGGAACGGTTTTACATTTGACGTAGGTGTGTCCTCGCGAATTAGTTCAAAGTTAAACCTAGGGATTGCATCAGCAATGTTTAAACTGACGCCGACAGCGTTGGCACTACGAATGCCAGAGATTGTTTCAAACTTTATAAAATACGTTCCGTTTATCCGTGGCAAAATTGCGAACGTTGAGTTTGCTAAAACAGTTCGCATAATGGACGTATTAGCCCAGGTTGCAGTTGTCGAATCGTCCGTCGTGTGCCGTATAACTGCACGCAATGATTCTTTGTTAATACCTGTTGGACCAATTACCCAACGTAGAGAGACCTGATCCTTACCTACAACCTCAAGTGTTACGTCTTTTGGGTCAGGTGGGGTAAGCGGTGATGCTGGAACGGTAAGAGTTACTGTTGCGTCTGCTGATTCCTTGGAACGTGGTGCCGGACCAACTGCACGCACGAACAACTCAAAACTGATCCCAGGTTTTAGGTTGTCAACAACAAAGTTTGTATTAGTCGTCGTCGTTTCAATAAGGTCGCCATCACCAATCCTGTATTTAACTTTGAAGAAGATTGCAGTAAATGCACTGCCACGACTCCAAGATGCTGTGACTCGTGTTGTCGTAAGGTCGTCTTTTGTTACATCAGCCGCACTCAGAGTTAGATCAACCGGCGTAGGCGGAGCCTCGTCAAACAGCGTGACATCCGCAAACTGTAGTAACTGGTTCTGGTTCTCAACAACGTTATAAACCCCGTCTACATGCTGAACACCGGTAATTGAATACGTTCCATTCTCACCTTCGCCAATCGCAAGGCATCTGAATTTCTGATGCTTGACGTTGCTGGCCTGGATTGAATAAACAGTTTCTACTTGTGGGGCAGAACTAAACGGAGACGAGACATTAATAACCTTGCCAACAGCACCAGTAATAGATCTGGTCTCAGTCGTTCCATCAGCTAAAACACAGCTCAGTTCTGGGCTAGTGCCAGTTGGCAACGTAATCGTTTGATCTGCTGTAACAGATGTTGTTGTTGACGCTGAAATGCGACCTGCCAACCTTGCGCCCTGACGCATTGCGTCCGAAACAGCAAAGATCTGGCCAGGCATCACCATTAAGCCTTCAAGGCCAACAGAGAACGTCACGGTCTCGCCTTCTGTTTCTTCAGAAGCAAGAACCCATTTGCCCATCCGCTGAGCCTGGAACTTGGATGTGCAGCCAAACGCCACAATCTCACGGATCTGGAAGCCGTACTTATTAACTAGCTCCTTATTCTCAATAACAACAAAATCAGGACGGTAAAAGTTGTTTGGGTCGTTGTAGCGAACGCGCACCCTGGTGCTTCTAGTTTTAAGAGAGGAACCGTTGTAACTAAATCCACCACCAACCACATTTGAGTTGGTAAACAGATGTACCGGATCAATAGGTGTTTGAGTGCTTATTAAATTGCCATGGTCGGCAGCTACTTGGATCGTGTCTGACTTCCAATAGATCATTCCCCGGAATACGCTCGCCAGATCTTGCAAAACGCTGAACGCATCTGCTGGCGAAGCAATTACTGTGTTTAACGTGAAACGCGGCTCTGTCGTTCCGTCGCTGTTTGTGATTATTTGGTTGCAATACTTCGACAGCTCAATCAGATCAACCCAGCTCAGCTCGCTTTCTTGAATAAAATCACCAGCCCCATAACGGCTGTTAGTGATCATGTCGTAGAAACAACAGACCGGGCATGTTGTATATGCCCGAGGCAGCAGCTTGCCATTGAAAGGAATGTTGCCGCTGTAGTCCAAGCTCCCATCTGTACGCACCATCGCGCTAGATGGAATCTGAACCTTCATCCCTTTAATCTCGTATGCACGAGCAGGGACAGTGTTGAACTGATCTGTTGAAAGGCTTAGGCCCACACAAGCTGTGTTCTTGTACGCCGTTTTAATATCCGTTCCAGCAATAATCGAAGACCAAACGATCGTGTCGCCTCGGCCATTGGCTATTGGCGTGTCTTTACTTATATCTTCAAAATCACGAAACTTGATTTCAAAAGCTGCTTCTTCGTTCGGCCCTGGGACACTGTCTGTAAATTTTAATTTATCAACTTTAATTTGCCATGGGCCTTCTCCTGTTAAATCAATACGTGGAGTCTGGTATTGATAATTTGAAGTTGAAATGCCTTTAAATTCTTTATAGCTTTGTCCGTCAAACGTAACAGAGTTAAAACCACTGTTTTTACTTTTGACTGAAACCCTGATTCGTATTGCCGCAGGGAATAGCTGGCCTCTTGCAAGACCTTCTACTGCTGTTGAAAACAGCTTAGGGATTGTAAATAATAATTTTACGAAGTTAACTTTTGGGTCAGTAATCGTTTTAACAAGGTTGCCATCCCCGTAATCTCTATCTATAACCTCATTGTTTTCGTCAACCTCTTCGCTGTAGTTTTTGCCAACTTGCGTGTCTACAGCGATGATCGTTGTAGTGGCATTTGCAAACTGATCGGAAAGTCCAATCCTAGTTTGGTCTGGCAATCCTTTGCGTATTGCAAAATCAGTTGATTTAACAGCTTTTTGATCGGCAGAAGTCTCGTCAAGGAAAATACTCTTGTTGCTTTGCGTAACAAGACCTTCGATTGGGCCTTCGCACAAAAGGTCGATCAGCTTAATTGAGGATTCAGAATTTAATGCCATAAGTCAATTAAGCGAGGTCGTACCCAAAGGCATGGACCCGGAACTGCGTCGGCGCATCAGTGTCAACATCCATAATAGTAATCCGCAGTTCTAATTGCTTATTGTTTTCAAGTCTTCTCCATTTGAGCCTTTGCGCCCAATAATAATTTTGCGATCTTTCCAAATACCCCTGAATAGTATTTTCAGCGACAGCTACTGTTGGGTTCTCCCCAGACAGACTATGTATAACTTCTATTCGATATTGTATAAACCCATCAATTTTGGTTGCATTATTGCCTTTCCCAGCCCGACCATAAAGACCACGATCGATTTCAAAGAGCACATCAAATTCGTCCTCGTACTTAATTTTAGTGTCGATACTGCCAAATCCTTGCTCGCTGTTTTCAGCAAGGTTTTTGTTTAACCCAGGGCCAAAGCCATCGCTGCCCGAAATGACTCTTCTTCTGTTATCTATGCTTGTTCTGTACTTATAAACATCACCTCTTCTAAGCAATTTTGTTTCGATGCCAGCTTCTTCATTGAACTGACGATCGACTTGGTTGCCATTGATCAAAATAGTATCTGGACCAGGTGCCTTGATCGCTGTTGCAATTGGGTCGGAAACATCTGTCGCTTCAATTCCTACTGACAACATGTGACCGCCAACCATTGCCCGGCCATAGACAACAGGGATTGTTGCACCGTTGCCAACCGTATTAGCTGGGCCGGTATAGGCATAAGACTGTTGACCACTTGCCCCACGCGTTACACCTTGTGGACCAGGACCACGAAAGTTTGTGCCGTCCATACGACGACTGCCAAGTTTTGGCAATTCTGGTTGCGGTGAAATCATGTTTGCCACACCGCCAAGAATCAAACTTGCGCCAACAGCACTAATTGCGGTGCCAATTGTTGTTGCAGTCAAAACAGCAGTAGTAGAAATGCCAGCTACGCCAGCCGCCCCAGCGCCAAAGGCCCCCACCGCTCCAAACAAACCTGCACCAGGAAACAGGAACGAAGCTGCAACCAAGCCAACGCCAACCAAAATCTGAGTCGTAGAACCGCCGCCACTGCCACTGATCACCGGCACAAGCATCATCGGCCTGCTGCCAAACGGCAAATGCAACTCGTCATATCCCATTGCCGCACCAGACTGAATCAGCTTGTAGCCAACACCGTTCTGGTGCGCTGTCAGCAAATCTTTCTGCAACCTCGGGTGATTAAGACACAACAGCTTGATCGCGTCTGCTGGTGTTCTTAGGTTGTAATACTCGTGGTGTGTGCCGTATTTTTCGCCCAGCTCACCGGCTAACATCACCAGTTGCATAGCGATAGACGGCGGCAACGCTCTGCCTATAGTACCGCCCAAAAGGTTCCACCGCACTCAAGCTGTTGAACCGTTGATGCAAGATCTTATCCGCACCAACATAAATTGCTGCGTGCATTGGCGTCCTAGTCATCAACCGCATAATCAATACGTCACCAATCCTGCGTTCTTCCATATCAACCTCATAAAACCCATACGCCTCAGCCTGCTCTAAAAATATGCTGCTTGTCGTCTCAAGATCTTCTGGCCTTTCAAAATCTGGCAACAACACCCCAATCAACCTGTAGTAATCGCAGATCAACGTGAAGCAATCTTGCGTCCCATACACAAACTCTTTACCTGTCAGGGATCGATAGTTGACCATTCGCCGTCAGGGACAGAATAGATATGCCATACAAGCTTAGTTTGACTGCAGCTTTTGCGATCTGGCTCACTAGCTTGCCCGCCTAACGGGTGAGAATGCACAACAGCTTCAATCGTTCCAGACAACATCGCTTCCATATAGTCAGTGGCGTTGAGGATAAAAGTCAGCTCTGGCTCGTCTGCAACGTTTTGGCACGGCCAATACTTGCCATCAACAAGTAAACCGCAAGCTTCTTTCGGGTACTCAAAAATTGCGTGGCCTTCCGCCTTACGCTTGGACTCTTGATCCAAGGAATCCTCCAAACGGAATCGATACATCATTCTTGCCTTCGTTGTCTGGGAAGCGAAGCCTGCAACTGCTTACCCGTTTGCCACATACATCAAACTTGTCTACAGCCTGGTCAAAGGTCAAGCTGTTGATCGTGGCTAACGACTGCATCTCAGCCTTAGAAATCTCAATATCTTCGATCTGAAAATACCTTTTGGCTACATAGCCGCACTCAGTGCCTCTGTATTTCCACGGGCAAAACTCAGTAACCTGACGACGTGGTAACTCAAGATTGGTCAGGTCAAGCTTGGCTGTCAGCTCAAATTCAACAAACGCCAAGTTTTCATCTGCCACTCTGTCGATATACCAAACCTCTTCTGTCTTTGCTGCTGGATCGGCAGTTGCGTTGCCACCACTAAAGTTAGCTGCGTCTAAAAATTTCTTGAACGTACGGATACGCACCACCTGTGCTTTGAGTGGGTTGTAATTTTGTTGGACAATCAAAGAGCTGATTGCACCGTTAGCGTTGGCTACTTTTAAAGTTGGCCTGGCAATAACCCCTTTGCCTGATGTCTCAAGCCCTGTCATCTCTACAGGCACAGCAGGATAGGTCTTGCCGTTAAACACGATGTTGGCTGTTAGATCATTCGTGCCAGGGTGATAATAAAGCGTCTCATCAACGTTGTTGACGGCTTGCGTTAACCGCACCTCAAATAAGTCGATGACCGCAGTTGGCTCAAGCTTTTGCAGCTCCTCAAAATATGCAGGCGCTGCAGCACGTAAGTCGTCAACAAACTGGGGCGTGTTATCACTCATGGCTCAAATACTTGCACAAATGACGTGACGATCTCCGCTCGATCAACAAATGGAATCGTCTTCGTCCATTCTGTGCAGATAAATTTACTGCTAGTCGCTTCGCCCGGTGGAGTGTAGGTAAAGGTTTCTACACCACCCCTTGCATCAAGGAAGTCTTCAATCGTGTCAGCCTCTGTTTCTGACACACGAAAGGTCAGGTTATAAATCTTTGGGTTTTGGTTAAGTCCAAACGTGGCACGCTGGCTATAACCACTCCCGAACTGGGAGATACGCACCTGCGGTGCGCTTTGCTTGGTCATCCCTGGTGCGGGATCAAAATCGGGGAAGGCACTCATTAGCGGGACAATAAGCCTCCAGGTCGTTGTTGCTTGATCAATTCTGCCTGCACAGCCGCTCCAATCAACCCTCCGAGCTGTTTGCCGGCACCACTGTCGCCTGAAGCGGAACTGCCTTTGGCATCAACGTTAACGACAACGTTTGTCGCACCACCTCCGCCACCAAACTTCCCATTTGGAACGATTGTGCCAGAAGTGTTTGGGACGAATAGCTCAGGGCCGCGCTCCCCCACAATTGAAGGCTTGCCAACTGGTGGACGGCCTCCATTCGCAAAGCCTGCAAGACCGCTAAATATGCCCAGCCCAGTGCTTTGGAGAGCAGTGTTGACACCAAGTTTTAAAAGAATGCTTGCAACATTGCGAAGCGTGTTTGCTGCAGCGTCGGCAAGCGATTTAGTTTGATCAACTGCTGCGCTCAATGTATCAACAACACCGCTAGCGATGCTTTCACCTATTTGGTTATATGTCTGCTGAAGCTTTTCCGCTGCTGCTGCTTGCGCTTCTGCGAGTGCTTTTTCCTTTTCTTTTAAATCCTCTGCCTGCTGAAGACGTGCTGCATTTTCTTCTTTTATTTGCTGAGTTGCTTCAACTTGAGCCTGCAAATTGGTAAGCCCTTCTAATTCCGCATTAAGCTGAACCTTTGTTAATCCTTGTTTGTTTTCTAAAAGCTTTCTAATTTTAATTTGATTTTGAAATTGCCTAAGCTCTTCTTGCGTTAAGGCAGAGGCTAATAACGTTTGGTCTTCAAGCGATTGAACACGATCAGCAGATGCTTTGGCAATTTTTTCCGCATTATCAGCATCTTTGTCGCTTGTCCCACTTGATTTACCTTTCAAAGGCTTAAGAGGAGACCTCCCTTTTGGCGCGGAAGCGGCGACAGATGGCGCACCTGCCGCAGCAAACAATGCAGCCTCATCTTTTGCGTAATTAGCAGGAAGGTTTGCTAATCCACGTTGCCCTCCTTTCATTGCGGCCTTCATGCGACCTTCTGCAAAAAAAGCTTGTTGCTCTGCCGCCAACTTACCTGGATCACGAATCCTTTGAATGGTTTCATTTACTCCCCCTAAAACCTTTGCCGCAAAAGAACCAACAGACTGGATAACAGGCTTAAGGCCATTAATTACATCTGCAAGAATTACGAACGATTTGGAGAGTTCGGGGATGACTGTTTCAGTTAACGCAACTTGTACTTCTTCAGAAGCGTTTTGAAACTCTTTAATCTTTGCTGCAGGACCGCTCAAAGCTTGTTCAAGCCTTCCCGCACCTTCTGACTCAATGCGTTTTAAAGCTTTAATAACAATATCGCTTGTGAGTAAACCCTCAGCCGCATATTCTTTAAGGCTGCCCGCAGCAATCCCTGTCTCATCAGAAATCGCCTGGAGCACTAAAGGCGCTTGCTCAGAAACGCTTCTAAATTCATCGCCACGCAATGCACCAGAGCCAAGTGCTTGAGACAACTGCGTAAACGACGCAGATGCTTCGGCTGCAGTCGCCCCACCAAGAACTGCCGCCGTCCTAAAACCATTGAACGTAGACGTAATATCCGCCAGAGAGACGCCTAAGGGACGCAATCGAGCAAACGAATTAGCAATTGCTTGATTGGCTTCGGTTTGGCTGAGATTGAATTTTTCAGCAGCTTGAGCCGCCGCAGCCTGCAATTGAGCAACTTCCCCAAATCGTTCGCCTAAGAGCTTGATTCTTCGCTCTGACTCGGCTCTGGCAATCCCAGCTTGTGTCGCCTTAAAAGCAGCAAAAGCAATTACAGTCTTGCCTACAACGCCACGAAGACCGCCAATACTTTTTGCGACTCTGTTTGCATTGCTTTCTAAATCTCTTAATGCGCTTATACCTTGCTTGCCTGCAAGACGGAAACTAGCCGCAACACGTTTATTGACAGGCGGAATACGATCCAGTTCACTGCGTAAGCGGTCAACACCGCCCTGCAACTTACGAGCAGCAGCAACAGCAGGGCCTGTTGTTAGCTCTACAGCTACGCGAGAAACAACCGCCATGCCTACCCGTCCATTGCCTTAAGTTTAGCGCCCGCGCTTCGCTTTCTTCATTGCCGCTTCTTGCTCTTCGTTTAACAAGTCAAAATAAGCCGACCAGATTAAAAGCTCCTCCAACGTCACCTCGTGCTTAAGCCTGAACAGGCTATAGCCAAGCTCTTTCGCAACGCCTAGCTGCAGACGCAGTAAATTATCTTTTTTCAGTTCAGCCTTCAGCCTTTTGGGTCAGCCGCCTCCGAACTGTCCTCTTCAATAACCGCAAGCATCAAAGATTGCAGATCAGCGTCTCGGACATCGTTCTTAAGTTCTGCTGCTTGGCCTAGCTGAAAAAGCCGCTTACCATCCTCATCCTGTGCTTTAAGAATTAGAAGCTGCAATGCAAATGCGTTCGTGTCGTCGTTAGATCCTTTTTGAGCACGTTCGCGCTCCGCCATTGTTAACGGAGAACGCCAAAACACAAACTCTGAGCCATCAGACAAGACCACAACTTTTTTAACTGGTTGCAAGTTGGCGGCTTTCTTTAGCTGATCGAGAGCACTTGCCACAAAAGATAATTTCTATTCGTTGACAGCTTACACATAAAAAAGCCCCTGGCACAAGCCAAGGGCTGAAGAATATGTCGCCTGAACTTAGGACTTGCTGAAGTCGAAGGTTGGAGCTGCAGAAGGTCGGAATGAGATCTCCACACTCTGAGCATCGTCTGGCGTTACGCCATAGCTTGCAGAGGTCAACACAGCCTGGAACTCAATTGAACGGCTTGTGGTGTCGTCAGGGGATGAACCTGACAAAATCAAGTCTGTGTAAAGCTTGAAGGTTGCACCAACCTGCTTGCGCTGAATTACATCCTCAATTAAACGACTTGCAATGGTTGTGTCGTCGTCAGTGGTGTAAACAGTGGCGGAACCGGTGCCATCAGCAAAGCCAGTGACAAAGCTGCGGAACGGTGCGTTTTGACCAAGTGTTCCACCGATGCTGGTTACATCGATTTCTTCGCGAGTCACCTCAAACGACCATTCACGAACGTCGCCCACTGATTGAAATTCAGAGAACTTAATCGTGAACGGCGTGGTGCCGTCAGTGCCATCATTAGTGAGAGCCAGTTCGCTGCCTCCGGCTGTGGCAGCAAAAGTGGCTGCCCCGGTAGAAGCTGTGTAGGTCAGAACGAAGACGGGAGTTCCTTCAGACAAACCGGCAGGAAGAGTGCCACCCGTGCCGGTTCCAAACGAAACCTTGTCATTAACCTTGAAATTCAAAAACGTGCCAACGTTGATCGAGTTGCTGGCATTGGTAACGTTTGCGGCCTTAAACGTGCTGTCGGTTCCAGCAGGCTTGTAATAAAGAGCGCCGGACGTACCGGACAGAACAGTAGCCATAGTGTTAAGCGGTAGTGGCTTTCTAACCTATTGTAAGTAGGCGTCAAAAGTTACGCTGACCTGAGTTTGGAAATAACTCTCAGGGGCAGACGGCGTAATTGTCAAGGGTCCGGATGCAGGGTCAAAGGTGACGCTGTTGACAGTGACACGATCAAAAAGGTCTTTGACACGCTCAGCAATGGTGTAATTCGCCCCTGCCCCAACGCCTGCTTTGGTGAAGATGTTGATTAAAACAATGCCTGTTTGACGGTTGAAACCTGTTGTTGGGGCCTGCAATGTGAAATATGCGTTGTCGTTAAATTGAAGCTGCACCTGAAGCCAGCTATCTGTATTGGGCGGGGTGAATGACGAGTTGGCATAAACGACCGGAATGGCTGGCGAACTTGCCATTTCAGTAGCAATACGGCCTTCGATAACAGCACGAACGTCGTTGTAAGTGCTGGTCATGACTCTGCCTCGATGCGTGCCGCAAGCGTAGGAATAATGGATTGGACACGCTTTGCCGTAGCCCTTACCCAACCAGGGCCATTTGTTTGCACGCTGCTACCCTTGCCAAGGCTTGCAGTTTCAAGCTTTTCGGCATACGGCAAATTGTTGTAAACGTTGTAAACGTTGCCGATGCGTTCTTTTTGATAACCAATTTTTTTTGGCTGGTTAGGGTTTGGAGCGGGGTAATAACCTTGCCCTGCAGGTTCACCAGGGAATGAAGCATCGTTTTCGCCTACAGCCCAGCTTGCTCTAAACCGGCCAACGTCTACCGGGCTTTTTAGCACTAATGACTTGTAAGTTTCTGCTACTGCTGCAGTAATCAGCTTTTCGTACTTGCCCTTTACGTGTCGACCAACTTCAGTGATTTTTATCTTTCTTGCCATCGTTATGCCCTCAGGATTAGTTCGTAAGTGATTGCCGTGTTGTCTTGCTCCGTCGTTTCAACGCGAATAATTTGATGCACAACCGTGCTAATGACAACGCGATCTTTTGTGCCAGGAGCTGACGGCAGATCAGTAGCCGCGACCGTCAAACGTTTATCGCCTTGCTGGATAAGCTCATTTACTTCACGAACGCTCACGTCTTCCAACACGCCTTTGACGTTGGTGTCGCTGGTTGTCTCGGTAATTGCGCCCGTCGTGGCGTTATAGCTGCCCGCAGAAACGTAACGAACTGTCACATCACCGCCGAACGTTGCGATGACGGTACCGGCCACTTTTTCAAGGGATTGAGCAAGTCCCATCAGACGCTATAGACAACGACATGACCAGAGGTCAAAGTAATCGAAGTGAAGATCACGCCTTCAATGCAAGCGCCATGGTGAATGTCAATCGCAGACGGAGCACCTGATCCGTTTTCTTTGATGCCTTCAGAAGTCATCGCAGCAATAACTGAGTTCTTCAAGGCTTCCACCTTGTAAAACCTGCCAGTGTGCTCAGCTTGATCAGTGATGATTGTTGCCTTTGACGGCGAATAACCCATGCCCATGATCAGCTCCGTTTGATTGCGATGTTGCCTGGTCCGCTAATTCTAAGCCCTGTTAAGTAACGCTCGACCATTGGCGGGATACGATCTGCACCAACAGCTCCGGTCTTGTCAGGCGTTAC